ACCGTTAAAGAAATTAAAAAAGAACAAAAACAAGACGACGAACAACTTGAAGAATATAGCAAAGGAGTACAATCTCGTATTTCTAAACTAACTCGTAAGATGCGCGAAGCTGAAAGACAGCGCGATGCAGCTACGGAATACGCACGAGCGGCTGACGAAAGCCGTAAGACGTTAGAACAACGTTTTGTTAAGACAGACTCTGACTATATTAAAAAGTTTGAATCGAGCGTCAAAGAAGGAATGGACTCCGCCCAAAAAGATTTAGCTAGAGCCATTGAATCTGGAGACGCTAAGGCACAAGTCGAAGCCAACAAAAAGATCGCTACTTTAGCATTTGACAATGCTAGATTAGAACAAAGCAAAGAGATAAGAGAAGAAGCACCAGCAAAACCTGCTGATGTGAGAGAACCTCAACAACCTTCTTCGTATCCTGCTTCGGATCCACAGGCTGATGCTTGGGCTGGAAGAAACACATGGTTTGGTCAAGATCGAGCCATGACATTTACTGCGTTCGAAATTCATAAAGATTTAGTGGACAAAGAAGGTTTTGATCCTAAATCGGATGAATATTATGCTGAAGTAGATAAAAGAATTCGTGTTGACTTTCCGCATAAATTTGATAAGAGTGATAATAAGTATACGACCGAGCCCGTTCAGACGGTCGCTTCTGCAAAAAGAAGCGTGAAGCCTGGTCGCAAAACTGTGAGACTCACTTCTTCACAGGTCGCTATTGCGAAAAAATTAGGAGTGCCACTCGAAGAGTACGCAAAACAATTAAAAAACACGAAGGGAGTAGTATAAGCGTATGAAAAAAGAAGATACAAAACAACCTCGTGCGAGCCAAACACGGTCCAAATCTGAAAGACCAAAAGTGTGGGTTCCTCCATCATCTCTAGATGCACCTCCTGCGCCTAAAGGATTTAGGTACAGATGGATCAGAGCTGAAGTCATGGGATTTTCGGATACGAAAAATATCCAAGGACGAATAAGAGAAGGTTATGAACTCGTTCGTTCTGAAGAAATCGAAAATGCTTCAGATTATCCAGTCATCGACGAAGGTCGATACAAGGGGGTAGTAGGGGTCGGTGGCCTTTTGCTTGCAAAGGTTCCAGAAGAGATTGCGCAGCAACGTACAGACTATATGACACGACGTCATACAGACCAAAACGAAGCTATAGAACACGATCTTATGAAGGAGCAGGATAAGAGGATGCCTATCAATATTGACAGGCAGTCTCGTGTAACCTTCGGTGGTACAAAGAAGACCTAGTTTTCTCGGGATAACAACCAATTCCCTATCACTGAATTTTTTTAACCGTTTACAGGTAAAACTGTAAACAAGGAGTAACAAACTATGGCAAATAGTAATACGCAAGGTTTTGGACTTATTGCGGCAGGAACGTTGGGATCAACTCCAGCGACTTCAGGTCAAGGTAAGTACTTTATCGATGCAAACTATGCTACTACAATATATAGTGGTGGGCAGGTTTCTTCCGCAGCAGGGTACGTCACTGAAGGTCAACAGACTGCAGACAATCCTACTTTGGGAGTACTAAATGGAATCTTCTACAATGCGGCTACAACTTTGAAGCCGACATGGTCGAACCATTATGTACAAGTAACCCCTGCGAATTCAGAAGACATAACTGCTTTCGTATACGATAACCCACAACAATTATATGTAGTATCAACAGACAAGTTGCTCGCACAAGCTGGATATTTAGAAACGTATGACATGAATGCCTCTGCTGGTAGTACAACTACTGGTAAGTCTTCAGCTACTTTAGATATCGACGATACAAGTGCGGACGCAGCCACATGGCGATTGTTAAGATTAGCAGAAGATCCGTCAAATTCGGATATGACTGCTATCTACACATCCGTAGTAGTTGTTCTAAACCTGATTGAATTACAATCATAAAATAGGAGTATATAGAAAATGGCAATATCACGAGCACAGCTAGTTAAAGAACTAGAGCCAGGCCTAAATGCACTATTTGGTCTGGAATACAAACGGTATGAAAATCAACATGCTGAAATATACGTTCAAGAATCTTCTGACAGAGCTTTCGAAGAGGAAGTTATGTTATCAGGATTTGCGAATGCTGATGTAAAAGCGGAAGGGCAAGGCATATCATATGACGAAGCTCAAGAAACTTTTACAGCACGTTACACTAATGAGACTATCGCTCTAGCATTTGCGATAACAGAAGAAGCTATCGAAGATAACCTCTACGATAGAATTGCTTCTCGTTATACAAAAGCTTTAGCAAGATCTATGAGCAATGCTAAAGAAGTAAAAGCAGTCAATCCATTAATTAATGGTCTACCATCTGGTAGCTTTAAAACTGGAGACGCTGTAACTTTATTTAGTACTGAGCACCCAACGATTGCAGGAGTATTTAGTAATACTTTAGCAACTGCGGCAGATCTTAATGAAACGTCAATGGAGCAAGCTTTAATAGACATTGCTGCAATGACTGACGAACGAGGTCTTAAAATTGCTGCTAGAGGAGTGAAAATGATCATTCCTTCTAACACTCAATTTACTGCTGAAAGATTATTTAAATCTCAAGGCAGAGTGGGAACAGCTGATAATGATATCAATGCAACTAAATCTATGGGAATGATTCCTCAAGGATACAGAGTGAATAATTTCTTAACTGATACGGACGCATGGTATATTATTACAGACGTGCCAAATGGCATGAAAATGTTCAATCGTGCCCCATTGACAACTGCAATGGAAGGCGATTTCGATACTGGGAACGTTAGATACAAAGCTAGAGAAAGATACGTCTTCGGATGTTCTGACCCTAGAGGTATTTACGGCTCACCAGGAGCGTAATAACATTAGAGATGAGGCCGCCTCAAAACGGCCTCATTTCGTTTATAAAGTAAGAAATTAGACCTATGAAAAACTTCCGAGTACAAATCCACCATGACGGCTATTATGCTGATTTTAATGTAATGGCTGAAGACACTCAAGCAAGTGTGGAAAAATCAATCCTTGACAAACTAGGACAAAATGAGGTAAAACTGGAGAAAGATGGATTTACCCGTGGTAAATGGATAACCTATGAGGAGGTTAGAAATGACGGAAGACCTGTACATTACGAAACGGTCCTTGGAGTTAGAATGGCAAAACGAGCACCTGAAGGACGGGAAGCATAATATTCGGATGATTGAGATTAATAGACAAATCCAGGATGTTATCAAAGAGATCATTGCCAAAGAGTTTGAAGAGGATACTCTTCAAACCAAAATACACGACGCTAAGGCCGAAGTTTCGATAGCCACTTAAGCGCTATCAAAAATCAACTTTTTACTACAGGATCACTTGCGCCAAATTTAAATTTGGGGTATAGATTAATTACTATACAATTATTAATTAGATCTAGACGCGTATAGTCGACGGCCTAGAGACTAGATCTACATAATCTAGGAGGATTATAAAATGGCAACAACAACGTTTAATGGAACGGTACGTTCCGATGGCGATATAAAAGCAACAACTAAGAACACTACTACAGGAGCATTTGTAGATTACGCTGTTATAAAAGCAGCGGGTGGTATGGAAATAGAAAAAGTTGCAAGCACTGGAAACAACATTGTAGCAGCAGGTACTTCAACAGGTACTAACAATGGAAGTTTAGGTACAGCAGCAACTATTTTCAAAGTCACACCTAATGATCATGGCACAGGAATTGCTGATGATGCAATTAGCACATTTGTTAATAAAGTTGGTGGTCTTATCTACACTACTATTCTAATCGATCTACATGGTGGATTAGCTTCTGGTGGTGCTGCAAATGATATTATTGGTACTGATGGTGGAGCAGCTAATGCTTACATCGCAGAACTAACAACTGGAGTTAATGGTATTCCATTTGAAATAGAATTTGCATGTTTAGAAGTACCAACAGGTGGAGACCCAGATATTAATTTAGTATGTGGAGCTACAGCTACTGATGCAGAAAATGCAGCAGTATCTAGTGGAACAGTATTACTTAATAATGGTGACTTAACTTTAGGTATGTATGTTTCTGCTGATGGTGGAGCAACACTTGCGGCATTAAGTAAAAAATATCTTTACTTGACTACTGGAGATGCTACTGAAGCAGCTTACACAGCAGGTAAATTAGTTATTAAAATCACTGGCGCAGCTTTTGATTACAATAACGGTTAATAAATAAAATATGATGGGGCTTCGGCCCCATCTAGTAATCTTAATTAAGGAGGGATTATGGCAGATACAGTAACAGGACCAACTATCATGCAACAAAATGATGCAAGGGTAGTTATAAAAATAGTTCAGCAATCAGACGGAACAGGTAAAACAACAGTTTTTGGCGATGTTTCAGCGATGGCAAAAAATGGTGAAGGCGCATCTTGTCTGCACTTAGTATTACAAAGAATTTGGTTTTCATGTGTAGCTGGTGATGGTGGAGACACTTATGGTCGTCTAGATGAAGAAGATTCAGATGGAGATATTCCAGTTCTTGGTTTAACAGGAACAGGATATTGGGACTTTAGAGAATTTGGTGGAATACCAGCAGATAAATCTTCTAACAGCAACCAAAGTGATGTAAACTTTGTGGTTCCAGGTGCGGCGGATTCTGGAAATATGTATACGATTGTAGCAGAATTTAAGAAGCTATATTAGGAGGTAGCATATGGCTAATACTACTTCTGGAACAGTAACGTTCGACAAGACATTTGCTGTTGATGATATTATTGCAGAATCTTATGAGCGAATTGGCTTACAAGCAACTTCAGGAAATCAACTAAGAGCAGCAAGAAGATCTTTAAACATTCTTTTTCAAGAATGGGGTAATAGAGGTTTGCA